GCAGGTGAAAAAGCAATCGTTGATGTTAAAAAATTCGGCTCCCTGGCCCAAGACACTTTAAAACTAGCTGTTGATGAAGTAAAAAAAGCCAAGCAAAAAGAAGAAATGCTGAATTTATATAGTGGGTTTGGCGGATTCAGTGAAATTATAAATATCAACGATACATTAAAAGACTCTCTTTTGGGCGACCTTAGCATGGGAGGCATGTTGCCTTTGGGAGATAAATTTGAAAAAAGTCTTGAAAAGGGGATTGGAAAAATAACAGGTGTTAATAATAATGTTGCTTACAACTGGCAAGAATGGTTTGATGAGACCTTATCTAAACGTTATCAAGAAAATCTTGAGCTTGGCTTAACTCCAGAAGAAGCAGATCAAAAAATTCAAATTGAGGCAGATTTCGCTAAAAGTTATATAAATGATTACTTAGTTCCACGTTTTGATGAATCCAGATCAATGGATGAATTTGTCGAATATATAGATGTTAGGCAAGAAGAGCAAAACCCTTTCCAAACACAAGATCTTTTAAATGCTTTAACTCTAACTGCAGACTTAAAAGCGGAAGCATTTATAGAGGAAATTAAAAAAATAAATGATCGTCATTTTAATGCTAATTTTTACTTTAACCCAACAGGTAACACAACAAGAGAAGAAGGCTATGCTGCACAAAGCCAACGAGTCAATGATGATTGGGCGAAAGCAAAAGAAAATGCAGATGATTTGATTGATCCAGACAACCCAAGCCTTGGAACATGGGCACAACAAGCATACCGTTTTGGTTCAGACTTAACCAATAAAGATGATTTTGCTCGTATGCACTTTCAAATTATTGGTCAAGGCAAAGGTTATGATGCAGCAGAAGACATTTTAACAGCAGGGGTTGTTAAAGATTTAATTTATGGTGAAATTCTTCCTGCGCTAGAAGACGAAGCTTTAGAAGCCGGAACTGTATTTGGTCAATTTATTAAACCAAGAGAGTTTGCCGATGAAATGTTGGAAGGCTTAGATCCAGATGAGCCAGAAGACTGGGAAAAAGTACTAGAAGATTTAGGCCTGGAGGACTTTACAGGTTCTCTTGAGGAATTGAAAGAGTACATTGTAGAAACATTGCAAACAGGCTCGGCAACAGATATACGTAGAAATATTAAATACCTTAATGAAAAACGCGAAACGCCAACGCAAAAAAATCTTGGGATTACTTACATTCAAAGAGAAGAAGATGAAGCATTTGACCAAGTAAAGCCAAAAACACAACTGTACGAAGTTTTTGTAAATGCTGGATATAGCGGCACAGAAGATGAGTTTTATGAAAATTTTATGCCCGATGCAAATAGAGATGATGAGGCTTTATTGACTGCCGCAGCAAAAGGAGAAAGATTTTCTTTTGATTTTGGCGATTTTAGTGATCCATTTGCATCAATGGCAAGTATTCAATCATTCTTCCCTGATGAAGATAGCGACCAAGAAGAAGATGATGAAGAACAAAAGAATGATTCTGATTCAAGCTTCTTTGATTTATCATTAGATTTAGATAGTCCTAGCACTAAATCCAAGGCTGCAGAATCTTTACTTGGTGAGTTTACTGCAGGATTTAAGTTTAATTAAACGACCATGTCTGATAAACGCAAAAAAGCCGCTAAGGCCGCCAGGGGTTACAAAAAAGGCAAGGAGTTACGGGACAGTCTTACTCCCAACAAGCCAGTAAAAACACCTGGGCACCCCACAAAAAGCCATGTGGTTTTAGCTAAAGAAGGCGATAAAGAAAAAATTATTCGTTTTGGACAACAAGGCGTAAAAGGCGCAGGAAAAAATCCTACATCTGAAAAAGATAAAGCACGTAAAAAATCCTACTATGCAAGACATAACGCTCAAGATTCAAATCCAAGCAAAATGAGTGCCAGATACTGGAGCCACAAGGTAAAATGGTAGGAGTTACATCACTCAAATGATCAAAAAAGGCGGCGGTTATATTGAAGGGCGTCCCAAAAAAACACGTCAAGGAGATGGCAAACATTCAAAACCCAACCATGGACGCAAAAAGTCCAGGGGGCAAGGTAAGTAAATTGTAGGTTATTATTGGGGTAATTATTGTTACCCCATGGCGGACTTTAGCGAAGCAATTGAGTTAATTAAAAAATACGAAGGCTTCAACGAAAAAGCTTACGCTGATCCTGTCACTGGGGGTTACCCATACACAATTGGTTTTGGCTCCCAGTTTTATCCTGATGGCTCAGAGGTTAAAGCAGGGCAACGTTGTAGCAGAAAAAAAGCCCTCGAATACCTGAAGCATGAAGTTGAAGTTATCTACGAGCAGTTAGATAGCTTAGAACTCGCTTTAGACAATTCAATGTGTCAAGCATTGATTTCGTTTATTCACTCGGTTGGGTGGCATGGATTTTTATACAGCCACATCGTAGATTCGATGGAGTGTTCTGACTACAGGCACACTATTGATTTGATCTCACAATGGGTCTTTGATGAAAATCATCAGGTTATTGGTAACCTCATCGAGAGACGCAGGGAAGAAATTCAACTTTTTCTTCAAGAAATCAAAGAGACAGAAGAAGGGACAAACAGTATTCTCTTAAAAGCATTCAGTGCCTACTGCGGTACACCAATTCAGATGCGAGCAATCAAAGCACTGGAAGACCAGATGAATCCATATACGTTGTCAGAATTCATCAATAACTTCCGATTGACAGATGAAGAATTCTGGATGGAGTATACCAACAATGATTTGAATTAAATCCTTAACTTCAGGGTTTAGAATATAAGTAACAGAGCGAACAGCACACGATGGAAGGATCTATAGAACCGACTTCTTTTGCGCTTCCTTTGGAACTACAGTTTGCAATGCGTAAAGCAGAAATGCAAGCTAATGAGATGACCTGGGAGCAGTTACACGAAGCCTTGCTTAATCTTTATCATCAACGCTTGATGGAATGGCATGCTGTACGCGCCATCATGTCAGATGAAAATATTCAAATTGACTTTGATCTTCCTACCGAAGTAGAACTGATGGAACTTGCCGTCAGCTGCATGGCAGACGAAGATGAAGAAGATGAAGAAAGCGAAGGATTCCAACCGTTCTGATTGAAAATGCTGTCAACTGAATACCGTAAGCGTCTCGAATTTATTTGCTCTCGCATCGCAAATAAAGAAGAAGTGAAATTGCAAGATATGATCTGGGCTGAAAAACTAGCAAAAGCTAATCGATCAGCCGCAGAAATTATGCGCCGTGCAAGAAGACTTGCCTGCAATCCAGAAATGAAAGCCGACAGCTTAGACGGCTTTATGAACGCAATGGACCTGGGAGATCCAGACCCACAAAATCATCGCACTGGTTTTAAGAGTGCAGATGACATTGTGGAATGGTTCAGCCAGGAACGCACTGATGACTGGCGGCAACGAGACTAATCCAGCTCGATCAAACGATTTAAATACCACTGAGCCTTTTGTAAGGACTCAGTACCCCCTTTCTGTTTTTCTCTCCACAAATATTTGGCAACGTTACCTTTTAAGTAGCCTCTATATTCTTCTTTGGTTAGCTGCGCTTCGATGGCTTCAATACACTCAATATCTCCAGCAGTGTAATGAGAAGGATGGTTGACATTATCTTGTGTCAATTCTTTCTCTACTTCACGATGCTTTTCGATATAAGTATCCCATTGAGTTTTGGGCTTAACAGCTTCGTCGTCACCACTAGTATCAGTGGCCCAGGGTACAGGACAAATGCCCCCTGGACAATCACTGATCTCTATTTCGTTATCACTCACCGGCTCAAACCACGACGTTTTTTGGACTGTTCCATCATCTCCTTCGTTGGCGCACCGCCCAGATCCAGAACAAGAGCTTTCGGTTGAGGAAGAGCACCCATCCCTACTGCATCCTCCATCGAGGGAATGTAGCCCGTTAGTCCCGGACGTTTTTGATTGCCTTCCAGTGCTAGATTTGTTCGTTCGAGTCCCTGCTCGCATGCTGCTAAACCACGATTATATTGATCATACAGCGGAACGTCGTTTTCTTCATTAGCAATAGGTTGCCCAAAAGTTTCTTCATCAAGGCAACGGCATAACACTTCATCCTGAACAAAACTATCTAAAAATCCAGCAGCGCTTGACATATGCATGGCTATTAATGTCTTGATTTATTCCTAATAGAATATTAACATGGCGAAATTAGTTAAATGGCGTTAGATAATTCACCTTCTATTAGACGCGGTACATCTGGATCAGAAGGATCTGATCTGCGTCCTGGCTACCGCTATGACATCGATTTGCGTCGTGTTGATGAAGAGGAGAGAGATATTGTTGATCGTTTAAATGCGAAACAAGAAAGTGTTGAACGTCGAGTAAAAGCAGCTAAAGCCGCTGGTAAGTTCCGAAACAAAAAACTAATTGACCAACCCACCATCGGGGGGAAAACGCCTAGGTCTCAAGCCTCTATTCAAGGCACTGCATTACCAAGTATGGGTGAGGCATTTGGTCCCGTTGGTGGAACCAAATACGCAGACAAACCTAGGCCCTTCAGCGGCGAAGTGTTTTATTAAACAGTAGGGAACACAACCTTTGCGGGTTGATCTTGGTATTTACCTTTCCGGTCCTGGTAACTCACGGCACAAGTTTCCCCCGTATAAAACAGAAGTTGTGTGATGCCTTCATTAGCATAAATACGATTAAACAATCCTGTGCAGTTACTAATCTCAAGAGTCAAGTAACCCTCCCAACCAGCTTCCGCTGGAGTAATGTTCACCATAA